TTATAGTCCTGTGGAATGAATTGAGTATTTACTACTAAAGTTTGTACATCACTAACTGTGTAGTTTCTAATACCAGTCTCATACTTTTGATAAGATAGTTGATTAGATGTCCAGCTACCAATTGTTGGTTGATATACTTTCTGTGATGTACCAAATGATTGATTGGAACTACCATAGAAATTAAAGTAATCAAATTGTCCGTATTTGTTTTTCCATTTGATACGAACATTAGGATACTTTTGTACGCAAGTTATATCGTATCTAATAGGAGAACCCAAAGGTGTAGTGAAACTATATGCTTGAGTAGTGTACCATTCTAAACCAGTTGTTGATATAGGAAATGAACTTTCTCCGGGTCCTATTGGATATTGAGCAATTAAGAATTGTGTTGCTGAACCAGTTGGTTCAACTGCAAAATCAGCAGTACTACCATTAGAACCTACATACTTTACAGATGTTGGTCTAATTCCTGCACCTGGTCCTGTATATACACCACTCTTACCATAGTTATCTATAAAAGCGGATTGTGTTACAGGTCCATCTGTCATCAAAGGCCAGTATGGTGTTTTATTTTCTATTGGTTGTGATATTGCTTCTTGAAAAGTAGAATAACCATCCAATGCAGTATAAGTAGCTGATGTTACATTTGAACCTGTAACCCATGTACTCCCACTCTTATATTGCCAATTGGCATTTATCTTAAAATATCTAGCTGATGATGGTGTTACTTGTAAGTAATCAGTTAGTGTTGAATTAACAATTCTACTAGTATCAAAGATACCCACATTAGATGGGTTAGGAAACTTTACCAATGTGTAATTAGATGCAGTAGGTGCTGCACTAATACTACCACTCCATATAAACAAATCTGCTACATATTGAAATGAGCTAGAAGTAATTACAGGAGTATTCTCAAACGTTGTAAAAATCAACGGAGATTGAGCAAGTGATACTGATGTAGGTGTTTGGGTTATGGATAAAGACATCGTTATTCAACTAATGATATAGATTATAACAAACGAACTTTAATCCATAGTGGATACTACTTACCGAACTCCCTTTGTGATTTCTTAAATGCCTTTTGAAACTTCAAATCTATTTGATATTTGGTGTATTCTAATACAGCTTCTCCAAACTCTGATGATTGAACTGCTGCATAATTGTATGGACGAGGACCTGCTTTGTATCTTGCTATACTTGTCCCACCATTTGCTATGAACTCACCATAGAATAAACTACTCAAAGATAGAGTATATGATAAAGCATCGGATGATGATTTGATTGTAGATTTAACAGAGTTATATAAATCACCAGTAATGTATGCTTTAGGCCAATTCCTACCTGGTCTCAACCCCACTTTGGCTTGAGTTTTAAGAACTTCCGCTACTTGTGTTAGGGTTCTAATAGCCATTATGGATTTAATTCATATAGACAACGAGGTCTATCGTTATGTACTTCTAAATCAAATGTTGCAACCCAACCTGCTAATCCATTATCAAACGTATCTCTGAATGGGGTACAGTTTGTATCTCCTGATACTTCAAAGGCTTGTTGGGAGTATTGTGTGTAAGAGGTTAAATCGTTCATTATAGCAAGAGTATTAGCGTGTATATCCACCACATCATCCACATCGTAGAACGGAATAGTTTGAGAATTTGTATCACCGACAGAACGATTAGCTAGAACTTTAACTTTATCAGCAACAGTAAGCTGACAAGTGTAGATAGTAGATTTATCAGTAAATACTGCATTTGTAATGAGTATGTTAGATAACGGATACGCAGGAAACTCTCTTTCATCCACCGAAAAAACGTCTCCTTGTGTTGAGAAGCGGATTTGTGGGTGATTAGCCGATATAGTCTTAAAATAATTAAGTACGTTATAATAGAGTGTAAAGTTTTGTCCGGTATTATTTACTATCGCCATAATGTATTATAGTTGTAAGCCAGGGAAGTATGCATTAGACATATTAGGATATATCTGTGTCATATTTCCAACTGATTGTAGGTATTGTGGTATTTCGTTAGAGTATGCAATTAAATAGTTCTGCAAACGAGTTGCAAAGTAATCAGCATTCTCTGAACATTTAGATGTAAGGAAATCAATATCCGTTTTAGTTGGTGCTACTGATTGGTCACTTAAATGTTTTACTGCTCCTTGTGATTTGAATGTTACTGAACTGAATGGTATATACTCAATACAAGTGTACCATATCAAACAATCTTTCACCAAATCCATCATACCAATATATCTACCAGTAAATGCTTCATCAGCCAATATCTTTGCAGATACATAATCGTATAGGACAGTTCCTAATAAATCTTTGATATATTTGTTTTGTGCAGTTCTTACATAAGGCAACAAAGCATCAGCATCAATAGCTCCTTGTAATGGGGAGTTAGTGATAATATCATTTCTGCTGATAAATAAAGGTATTGGTGTTGACATCTTAAATGGATTTAGTCTTTAACAATTACTATTCGTATCTTTCGTACTCTTTCTCAAAGAATGGTTGAGTCATCCTTACCAATCCCAACTCTTCACCATCTGCATTGTTAGCATCTGTTACATCAGGATTTTGCATTGCATCGTTTGTATCATCTTGTACTTCATCAACACTTTGTCCAGTCTCTTCAGCAGTTTGTGCTAATATAGCCAATGGAGTTAATTGGTCAATGTACAATTGTGAATCTTCCCATCCACCTTCATTCAATGCTGCATCCAATGTTTGCAAGATAAGGTTTTGGAAACCATTGATTGTCATTGTTTGTAAGATAGAGTATGCTGTTTTCATCTCTTCTGATTGTGATGAGAAACCATTGTTAGCAGTACGGATACCAAATAATAAAGGTGATGTTACTCTGTGTGATACAAGTATTCTATCTTGTGCATATTCAGCAACATACTGATACTTTTCGTGTAAGTTTTCAGTTTGGATTACATCCAATGTTGGTCTTAATTCAGGACTATCGTTGAATGATAACATAAATCTACCGGCATTTCTACTACCTGTAAACTTCTCTTGTATCATATTCTCCGTAGTTACTCTTTCTTCAGGAGCTGGAACACCATTGTTAAAGTTAATCATAACTACTGGCATAAACCCATTATCAATGTTGTTTAAGTGTAGGTTAGATAACTCTGCTTCTGAATATGCAAATTGTAAAGATGCAACCCAATCAGGTAACGAATAGTAATAGTGACCTGGTGAATAATTCTTTATGTAAAGGATTTCCATGCTTTGGTTTGAAGTACCAAACGCTGGGATTTTCTTTTTGTGTTTCTGTGCTCTCTGGTCATTCCAATCAGTACAATAGAAATAGTTTTGGATTCTGACATTTGAACCAAGCTTTTCAGCACGAAGGTTTTGGACTGGGACATGATAAAATTTAATTACTTTAGTATGGTCATCATTCCAATATACTTGGTATGCTGCATTACCATATAGTTTCAAATCAAAAGATACTCTTTTAGTTTCTTCCTGTGGGATTAGTTTAGATAGAGCTTTAGTGAATGTTTCATTCTTTGTGTAGATACCTTTACCAAATATCAAATCTGCAATACCTTCCACACAAGCTGATGTTGTAGTAGATGTAGTAAAAGCAGTAGTAACTATCTCAAAGAAGTCATCATTCGTTAGAACACCTACTGGCACCCACTCATGTCTAGTCTTTGTATCCTCTGTGATAGCAGTTACATCTTGTTGTTCCATTTTCACAACAGAGAATTGTTGTCCTTTCTTTATTTCCATTATGATTGCATTATGATAAACTCATTACCAGAGAGTTTTGATTTGTATTGATTATTTTGATTAACGTAATCAGCTTTATCAACTGATTGAGAACGATACACTTGCATTGTTCCATTATAAATAACAGAACCAGTATTAGTTAAACTTAATCTGTATTCGTATCCAGTAGCAGTATTAGGTAAGTCTAGTGAAAAAGATAAAATGCTCTCGTATTCATTGTATGATACGAATGCTGAACCAGATATAGTAAAAGATTGTGTAGTAAGCAAATACATATCTTCTACATTTAAGACTAAATTAGAACTTGAAGATATAAATGGTTGAGTATGTATTGAGAAGTAATTACTTCCTGTACCAAAATATGATAGCATTATCTATGTATTATTTATACTATATAACAACATAGGTAATAATTATCGTAGTATCAGCTTGTATTATGTAGACATTACTACTCCGTTACTAACTTAACTAACGGAACTCAAAGTTACGAAAAAAAACTGATATAATCAAATAAAAAAGGGGAAAAGATTTCTCTTATTCCCCAATTTTCCCTACTAGTCTACCCAACTATATTTTTAGTTATATACTATCGTTGGTTGTGATGATAATCCAGCGAATGGATTAGATGTTGTTGAACCAGATAAGAATGCAGCTGGTAGCTGTTCCATTCCAGTCAATGTTACGGAGTATCCGTATAAGTCACCCAATGCTCCTCCAGTTTGGATAGTTCCTGCAGTTACATCAGCACCAAGCTTTTCGCCTACTAATAATGCATCTCCTGCGTTTGTCCAAACTACAACTTGTGGGCGGCCGTAAGCCATCAACTTTAACTGTGTAGTCATTTCGTTGGTTAATTTCTTTAAGTTAAGAGTTGCCTCTTGCGTAAAGTAAGTTGTTCCGTTATCGCGAGATGAGTTTACAGTTTCAGTATAGGCTGATGTTCCTTTCAATTGGTAATAGTAAACAGTTGAACCTGAAGGAAGTGCGGTTACTAATCCGTTAGCATCTTTAGTGAATGAACCAGTTGTATAGTTTATAAAATACACACCTTGCAAACCACCAATACTTTCCTTACAAACTTCTTGTCTACCTTGTGTTAGATTACAAGCCATAATGTTATTGTATTTAATCGTTATTGTTTTTTTGATTTATGATAGGAGTGGGAGAAACTCTGTCTCCCACCCGAATCAAAGGATAGATTTACCTACCCCATTGTTTTTTAGTATGCTCCGTAGTAAACAATATCACCTAAAATACCAGCGGTTGTTCCACCTGTGTATCTCATAATGATACGGAAATTCTGCGAACCGTCAATGTTTGCCATGTCTAAAACACGAACTTCATTGTAGTCAGATAATAAACCTGTACCGAAGTGTAAGTTTGATTTCTGTGCTGCTACGATTTTAGATGCACCCATACCTGGACACAATACGATTTCAATACCATTGAAGTTCATTGGTTTCTCACCAACGTTCAATTGGTTGTTGTATCCGTTAGCACCTTGAGCTCCACCAGCTAATGCTTGCTGATATGCTTTAGCTACGTTAGTTGGAACGTACAACAATAAATCTTCTTTACCATATACTGCATTAGGTACTGAATCTACAACTGTGTTCAATACTGATAATACGTTTGCTGATGTTACTGAACCAGAGATTGGAGCT